TATAGTTATCTTCTTTACTACCACCTACTAAACAAACAGAAGTTGATACAGAGTTATATCCTTTACAATGAGCTTGAACATCATCATCATCTCTACCTCTTTCTATTTCTCCATTCCGTCTAATAACAGTTCCGTAACCTACCTTTATAAAACCTCGTTCTCTATGCCACCTATCAATTTCTTTCACACCAATATCTTGTGACGGTCTAGTTGCTGAACAATGTATTACAATATAGTTAGTTTCATATCTCATTTACTTCTCCATTCTATTAAATAATCTTCTTAAAAAATAACTTCTAAGAAGAGATATGATTGTGAATATTATACCCATACCACTAGCTTCTAGTAATGATGGATAAAAACCAAACAAAGGTAACACTAAAATATTTGCAATAACATTGATAATAAAACCAACTACTATATTGGTACAACTTTCTATAAAACTGTATAACCTAGTTTGCATTTAGTGATTTAATTTCCTTCACCCATTTACTTGGGAATAATTTTTTTGTTGAAGCAATACAATGATAATCAAATCCGTAATGCCTACACCAATCTCCATAAGTTGTTTTACTTTTCTTACCAATTTTTATTTTGGAATTAGAAAAAATAAACCTGACTTTGATGTTAGGAAACTGCTCCTTTATGATTCTGTGTTTCTTCCTATCAGCTGTAACAAATCTGCCTTTAGCTTCAATGAAGATAGCTTCACCTAAATCATTGGTGTAGTTAAACACAAAGTCAGGTCTGTAAAATCTCTTCTGAGCTGGTTGCATAAAATAAATTTTTGCACCCTCATAACTAAAGTTAAGTTTCCTAGACTTCAGGAATTTATAGAGGTCTTTCTCCAACCCTGATTTGAGATTTGGTTTGCTAGAAGTCGGCATCAGATGGTTTGACTTCTTGCTCTTCATCAAGTGAGAAACCATCTAGTTTATCTAGTAGATTATCCCCTTGTGAACTGGTGTATTCTTTAAGGTCTATGACTTGTACTATTCTAGGTTGTAATGTTACTCCAGCTCCTATTGCTGGTGAGTAATATCTCTTTGGAAGATATACAATCCTAACAGTAGAACCGTTGCCAATAAGTTTATCCATTGGTACTGGGTTCTTTTGAGAGTCAACTATTCGTATCCTTCTCTCGTATCTCTCATTAGTCTTACTATTTATACCACTAGCTTTGACCTTAAAATTAAAGACAAAATCACCACCATCTTCTTTATAAGGTTTAGGTGCTTCTTTAACTGTCTTACCTTGATTGCTTCTTTTAGCATCTTCAAGAGAGTCAACTAGAGCTTTCTCAATATCGGAAAGCATATCAGTTGCTTCTTCTTTTTTGACTTTAAGTTTAACTGTATATAGTCCGTCTTTATCAAACTTCGTATCAGCAACTTGAAGTCTAGGGTAAAGTGCTTCACCCTGAGAACTAACTTTAAGTTCATCTGTCATACTATACTCCTATTCTGTTAAGTATTTCTAAAGTGTCACCTATTATATACAAAAGAACTCTGAGTCTAAAACACTATCTAGTTCCAAGTTACCTTTTGCTGGTAACTCAGGAAACCTTTTTTTGTTTTTATCAGACAACATATCGTACATATATGATGACCATTGTTTCAACAAATCCTCTGAGTACAAATCAATAAAAGATTTTCTCAAAGACTTTGCCATTATGTTATAGTCATTAGCAACAACACCAAAGCTATCGTGTATAATACTAAAACTATCAACCCCTTCTTCACTAGCCATAACTACTGACTTCATTAATAAACAAGCATCTATACTATGAATAAGATTAGGTGCGACAGATTGTGCTGTTGCTCGTGGACAAATCTTATTTGTTTCTCTTTGTATTGACACCTTAATTATACTATCGCCCATTTTAGTTTTGACTCTTTTGTTTTCCATTTTGTAATTCAACATTTGTACTGGTGCATTTAATGGTGTTATCCAAGTAACTGGTAAGTTCTCACTAGCAACTAACCTCGCTATTGTTTGTACATATTTCATTACTCGCCTTGCTCCAACAACAACCTCACCAATACTATCCCATACTATTGGTGTGAGATATTGTGTAGCTTGAAACAACTCATCACCAAATGGGTGTTGTTTATTCTTTTCGTTTAGTTGTTTTGTAACTTCATCTTCTAAGTATTGTCTGCAACTATATCTAGTTAGTCCATAAGGTAAACACATTGTTGACTTCTTACATATCTTTCTATCAATACCCCAAGCTAACCACTTACTAGCTAGATTATCTTTTCGCTTTTGTAACTTAGATAAAACTCTTTCAGCAATCATACCGTAAACATCTTGTGGTTTATTATCAGGCAATAAGTTAGTTGCTTTACCACCTACCTCATCTCTCAACATAGCTGAGTAATGTTGTAAACCTGAGTTACTACAATCAGCTTGAATTGGTAGTGACGATATAAACTGTAAAGAAAATTTTTCATCAGCTAATTTTTTATACTCGCAACACCAAGCAAAAAATGCAAAAGGTTTATCAGCTGTTGCCCACCAATTATCATCTAATGGATTCTTTGCTGTTGATAATATTCTTTGCTCGTTATCTTTTACCCATTGAAGTCTAGTATCAATATCTTCTTTATCTGTTTCTCCATACAATCCAGCTCCAGCTATTCGTAATCTCATAAGAGCATCATTAGTTTTTAATCTCTTACCAAACTTAAATGTTAATAATGTTCTTGACCAATCAGCTCCTTGTGGATTTAACAATGCTGGTTTAGGATATATTCTCCATCTAAAATCATATTGATGTGGAAAGAATAAACTCTTATCCAACATTTGACTTGCTATTCGTAGACTTTGATGTACCTGAATGAACTTAGATTTTTCTCTGTGCTGGGCATTATAAATTTTATTTGCTTTTCTTTTCCAATCCTTCAGAGCTTCTCTATCATTCTTTAAATCACCAACCTTAGGTGGTAACTCAAGTGTATCAGGATTAACTGGTAAGTTGCCTAGTCTGTAATTATTTTTCAGGCATACTTCTATCAGCTTGTAAACATCTTTATTAATAATCCATTCTGTATTTTGTATGGTGTTAATAGCTTTAAAAATAATAGGCATATCTTTACACCTATTATTTGCTTCCTCAAGAATGTTTCTTGTTCTTGTTTTTTGTAGATTGTAGTGCATTAGATACCTCTTTTAAATTGTTATCTTTGTTATACTTCTTGCCATAGTAACCACCATCAAAGAAATTACTCCATTCTTTTGGTGGCATAAGCATAGGCATAAACTCAGGGTGAAGTGCTTCATTAGACATATTAAATTTTTGTATGTCATTCATTAGCTTAGATGTTGCTTCAACATATTTAATTGATTTATTCCTAGCAACCTTCCTAGTCTGACAAGTAACTAATCCAAGTATACTAGCTAACTCTATACACTTTGTACCAAGATGAACTCGTTCAACTTTATCCCATTTAGCAAACTCTAAGTTCGCTTTGTTCATATAATAAACCCAAACATTTTTCTTATAGACATACTTGTTTTCTGTCATAGGAATAGACTTACTACTTGCCATTCGTTTAGCAATCTTTTTAAATGTTGGGTTATCTTTTGTTTGAAATAAAGTTATTCTTGATTCCATTTCTAATGAGTTAGCAATCTTAACAGACAATCTATTTAAAGTTTGTCTGTGTGAGATACCATCAATACAAGATTTCAAAATAATTAAACTACAATTATCCCACTTACTTGTGTTATCGTCTTTTAATTTTTTTCCTTCAAAATGTTTTGACTCAAGACATTGGCAAATAAGTTTACTAGCAATCTGATGTCTACCAGCTTGACCACTCAATGCAATCTTAACCCAGTTATTTATCTGTTCACTTAAAAGAGATACATATTTTTGTAAGAGTAATACTCCTACTAGGGTTGTTGATTCTTGTTGTTTAGCTAGTGCATTATTCCAGTTTCTTTTGCTTCTATCTATACCACCTCGCAACATCTTTTCTTCCCATTCTAATTCTTCCTTTACCATATCAGTATAATCAGAATTAGTTTTGAACTTACCACCAACACCAACTCGCAATAGTTCTGCTAGGTGTTCGTCAAGTTCATCAAGATTGTGTCTTATCATATATGCTCCTTAGTTTAAGTTTAAGTTCTGTAATCTTAGCTGATACTTCTTTACATTTTGTTATGTCGTAAACCTTATTATCGTCACTCCAAATATGTTCCTCTAACTTTTCAAATGCCCAAGCTAGTAGTTCCATCTCATCTCTGTTTAATTGCATTGGTTTACTCACTCGCCCTCTCCAACTCATTATGTAATTTACTCATCATCTTCTCAGTTGGTTTAGCATAATAAGTTAATGTAGTTTTAATATCTTTATGACCCATAAAATATTGTACACTTTTAATATCAACACCAGCTTCAACCAATCTAGTACAACAAGTATGTCTAGTTGAATAAGGTGTATAACTTTCATCTAGCTGACTTGCCAACCTTACCTTCTTCCATAAATAGTTTAATCTATTCTTATCATACTTTGGTACATACTGATTATTGTGATTAAAAAAATATTCAACTTGTCTGTTAAGATATACTGGTCGTGTGTGTTTAGTTTTACCACTATAAATATTAATAATTTTTGACTCAGACTTTAGAGCTTGTTGAACCTTCTGCATATCTAAACAATTAATTTCTATGTGTCTTAATCCAGTATTGATTGCAAACACAAACCAAGTATAAAAATCTTTATCAGGAAATAAATTATTTATATTAGCTTTGAAGTTATGCTCTTGCTGTTTAGTAAATATACCTTTAGCTTTGCAATCACTAACACTTACTCGCTGGACTTTAGGCATATAGTTTATTAACCTTAGATTGTTTGCTTCTTCTAAAATAATTTTTAATACTGACAATCTAAAATTAATACTACTACCTGACGGTTCACCACCTCGTTTTCTGTTGGTGATTTTATTTGTTAGATGTACTTTAAATTTTTCTATTAGTTGATAATCAATATACTTAATATCTTTGTTATCAAAAAATTCTTTGATGTCTTTGTAATATGTTTCAACTGACATCTCAGATGGTTTACCTCGCCACCGTTTATCAAATACATATTTATAAACCTTATCTAAATTGTATGTTTCTTTTTTATTTAAATTCATTTTTGTTCCTCGCTTTTTCTTTTTAAATAATCAATAAAGTAACCTGATGAAGTTGTTTCTGCATACAACTTTACTCGTTGGTTAACATCTAAATCTTGACCCTTTGCTTTGACTTGATGTACTGCTTTTCTAGGGTTACCTTTTCCTAATCGTTTTAAAAATTTTTTATATGACATTTTACCTCGCTAGTTAAACATTAAAAAAATAATCAGGGTATCTAAAATACTCTAATAGTTCTATTACTAACAAACCAAATAGTAAGAGAGCTATTATGGTATGATAAACATTCCATAAAACATACTCTCTATCTTTTCTATTTAGTTTAAGAAATTTCTTTATAAGATTATGATTGAACTTCATTACTAATTATCCTCAGGAATAATTGTAACTGGACTAAACATTCCATCAACTGGAAATTGTTTATCTTGTTCTTCTAACCTTACTGGTAGTTTCCAAATATTACCAGCACCTAATTCTATTTCAGTTACTAGGATTTGTTTATCTTCATCAAACATTTTTACCTCGCTTTCGTTTGATTGTTTTGTTTATATATCTATCTATAACAGCATTAAATAATAATTCAACTTCTTTTTGAATAAGTTTACAATTAACCTTATCGTTTATATCTTTACCGTATAGTGTTAATTTAATCATCAGTTACTATTGTAAATAAATACAGTAAACCTTATAATTAATCCTAGAGGTTGTCTATATCCTCGCTAAATTAGACAACCTCACCAATCAATTATTATTATTTATCTTTATTAATATTAGTCGCAACAACCTTAACAATATCTTCAGGTTGTAAACTTAAACCGTGACTATTATTTATTAACCTTAAACATTGAACTAAATCAAAAGCCATTTGAGTAAAAACCTTATTATCTTTAGTTTGTAGTTTATATGTCATAGGTTTATTTTTATTTATTATATTATCGTAGTTCATTGGCATATATTCCCCATCATTAATTGTTTATATTTTGGTTTATAAGTTATTTTTTCTCTTAACCTTAACGATTTATGACTTTCCCAGTAAGAAGGTACATCAAAATATGTAAATTGTTCTCTTACTAAATCGTTAATTTGAAGATTTGAAAAACCTCTAAACATCATTTTAATTAAGTATTTATTTGATGCCATTACACCACCATCAGTTAACCTTAATCTTTGTTTTAAATCAGTTAACCTTCTATAAAAATAATTTCTATTTAAATACATTTTATACCTCGCTTTGTTTAAGATTATTTTGAATACAAAAAACTTCTATACCAGTTCTTACACCGTTAATATATGCAGTTAGTTTATTGTAAAGTTCTCTTTTAGATACCATACCACCGTATAAAGGTTTAGTTATTCCACCACCATCATTGACAACTTGAGCTAAATCATAGCCACCGTATGCACTAACTAAATGATAGTTTCCAATATTCCAGCATAACTTTCTGCCTTGATTAGTTGTTAACAAATAATTAGTTTCTGTTGGGTTGTGTGTTAATTCGTTTAATTGTTTTATTAAACTTTCTATATGTTTTGTTGTAGTTCTCATTTTATACCTCGCTTGTTAATGAGTAGGTGACAACCTTAATAGGTTGCCACCATTTATTATTATTATTATTATGCAACCTTCTTTAAAT